CTCATCAGCCCCCGTGCCAAGCGGCTCCGCAAGGGTCTGATGGGCGGCTACCAGCACGCACGGGTGCAGGTCACGGGGGAAGACCGCTACCGTGATGAGCCGGTGAAGAACATCTATTCCCACGTCTGCGATGCGCTCCAGTACCTCTTGGTGGGAGAGGGCATGGACTACAAAGCCCTCGACCAGACCCGCCCGGATGAAGAAGAGGATGCGCCGCGCCGCCCACGCAACAACACCGCAATCAAAAGGAGTCCACATGGAGCCCGCAGAGATCGTTCGTAGGAAGATGGTTCACAAGACCGCCCGCTCCACCATCGAGGTGATCTGGAACGATGTCGAGAAGTACATCATGCCCCTGCGCATCGGGAACATGTACCGGCGCGACATCGCGGAGACGGCGGTCGTGCTGCTGCGGGATGACATCTACGACTCGACCGGCATCTTCGCGGCCCAGCGGATGGCCAACGCGATGCACGGCTCCATCACTAACCCGAACGTGGCCTGGAGGAAGCGCAAGTTCAAGGCCCCCGCCAAGGCCCTGAACCAAGACCCCGAGGCGAAGGATTGGCTGGAGAGCGCCGACGAGGTGGAGTGGGAGGCGCTGTATGACTCTAACTTCGACCCCGAGATCAGCAGCGCCTACCAAGACCTCGTGGGTCCGGGTAACACTTTTGTCGCGGTGGTCGCGGAGAACGACTCGCCCCAGGATTGGAGCGGGTTCAACTTCGAGGCCATCACGGTGAAGGAGTCCTACTTCGAGCGCGACCACCGCGGGGACATGTATCGGTACTTCCGCTGGCTGGTGTGGACCGCGAGCGAGTGCGCTTCGTGGTGCGCCAGCAAGAACTACAAGGTGCCCGACGAGGTGATGAAGGAGCTTGGCGAGGGCGGCAACCCCGACAAGCGGTTCGACATCACCTACGCCGTGTACGTCCGCCCGGACAAGAAGAACAAGACGGGCGTCCTCTCCGCTACCGAGCGCCCCGTGGGGGCCAAGTACGTCCTCGACCAGAGCAAGGAGCAGATCGGGCTTGAAGAGGGATTCTATGAGTTCCCGATCCTGCACTGCCCATGGGAGAAGACCTCGGGCTCCGTGTGGGGACACGGGCCGGGAATGTTGATGTCCCCCACCGCGAAGTACATCAACTACCGGATGGAGCTTGAGGACATGGCCATCCGCAAGGCCATCGACCCCGGCTACACGGCGGTTGAGCGCGGCGTCATCGGGGACATGGAGACGGGTCCGGGCGGGATCACCATCGTCCGCTCGCACGACGCGATCAAGGTGCTGGAGTCCGGCGCTCGCATCGACTTCTCCCAGATGTCCCTCAAGGACCTGAGAGAGTCCATCCGAGAGGCGTTCCACAACGACGAACTCCAGCTGCGCGACTCTCCGCAGATGTCCGCCACGGAGGCCCAGATCCGGTACGAACTGATGAACCGTGTCCTCGGGCCGACGATGGGGCGCATCCAGACCTCGCTCCTCTCCCCCATCCTCGACAGGACTTTCAAGACCCTGCTGCGCAATAAGCAGTTCGGTCCCGTCCCGCCGCAGGTCGCGCAAGCTCGGGCGCAGTTCAAGGTGAACTACACCGGAGCCCTGATGCGGGCGCAGCAGTCCGATGAGGTGGCGGCCATCGAGCGGTGGATCGGTCAGGTCGGCGCGGCGGCCAAGGTCTTCCCCCAGGTGATGAACTTGGTGGACATCATCCAATGGGCGCGTGACCTCGCACTCCGTCTGAACGTGCCCGCCAAGATGCTCCGTTCGATCAAGGAGGTCGAGCAACTGGTGCAGCAGCAGCAGCAGGTCGCGGCGCAGCAGGCCCAGGCGCAGTTGCAGCAGCAGGCAGGCGCGGCGGCGGAAGCGCAGGGCAAGGGGGCGCAAGCCCAGCAGGCCGCGCAGCAGAACGGAGGGGCGCAGTAATGGGCCAATTCGACGACGAACGGATCCGGGCGGAACTGGCTCGCATCCGTGCCAACGATGCGATCAAGAAGTCCAACGCTGAACTGGACTTGATCGGGCGGCATCTCTTCAACACGGAGGACGGCAGGCGGCTGCTGGCGCTCCTCGAAGAAATGTATTATAAAGGTCCTCTCGTCGCGGAGACGACGGAGAAGACGTACTTCAATCTCGGCTCTCGGGAGGTCGTGCGGTTCCTCCAGAGCCTTCACCCCAAGGAGAGCAAGTAGATGGCACTCAAAGAGTTGGACGCCCACCCGGAGTTGCGGGACGACCCGAGCATCAAGGACTTCAACGACCTGCCCACCTTCGCCAAGGCGTTCAAGGACACCAAGGCGTTCGTGGGCTCCAGCATCCGGCCTCCCGGCCCGGACGCGACTCCCGAGGCGCGCAAGGAGTTCTACGACAAGCTCGTCAAGCACGCGCCGGACCTCGTGCCCCTGCGCGAGAACGACGCGGAGGCGGAGAAGCTGGTGTGGAACAAGCTGGGCCGCCCCGACAAGCCCGAGGGCTACAGCCTCAAGGACGACAAGGGCAACGACCTCACCCCCGCAGGGCTCCGCGAGGTGGCGGCGGAGGCGGGCCTGACGGTCAAGCAGTTCCAGGCGCTCGCCAAGAAGTCCATTGCCGCGTCAGAGGCCGCCGCCCTCGCTTCGGAGGCAGACCAGAAGGGGCTCAAGACTGAGTGGGGTGTCGCGTATGACACCAAGCTCAAGAGCGCTGCCGCCGTGGCCCAGAAGCTCGGACTCCCGCCCGAGGTGGTCGGCTCCATCATGGCGGGCAAGATGTCCAGCAACCAGCTGAAGGTCTGGGACGCCATCGCCACGGGGCTCGGCGCGGAGGGCAGCGGGCCGGTCGGAGTGAAGGGCGGAGGTGGCCCCGACGTGCTCACCCCCGCAGAGGCCCAGGCGCGGTTCCGAGAGGTGCAGTCGCACCCGGGATACTTCAACAAGAACCATCCGGAGCACGACACCCTCGTGGCGAAGGGCATCAAGCTGATGGAGATGTTGCACCCGGGATAGAAGTCGGGTACATTCTCCTCACTCCTGGGGAGGAGGCGGCGCAGCATCCGAGGGGCGGCACCTTGCGAGAGGGTGCCGCCCCTCACTTTTCCGCACCCACTTGACAGTAAGCCGGGGGTCGCATATGGCTCCTCGGGTCGGAGACAACCCCTAGGGGCCTCCTCGCAGGACAAGACATAGCGGGCCAGTGAAGTCCACTGACTACTCGCAGAGGACCAGAAGTTCACCCTTTGCAGTAGACCCCCAAGGAGGGGGTGCCCAAATGGCCGTCACGATCACGAATGCCTTTGTCCTCACCTTCGAGCAGAACGTGCGCTTCCTCGCGCAGCAGAAGGGCTCGAAGCTCCGCCAGTTCTGTCAGTTCCGCGGCGAGAACTCCAAGTCCAACAACTGGGATCGCGTCGGTCGCATGACGGCCACCCCGAAGGTGGGCCGCGGTGTGGCCACCCCGGTCGGCGACACGCCGTACTCGCGGCGCGCGGACGCGCAGGCCACGCAGCACGCGGGCGATCTGGTCGAGCCGGAAGAGATCGTCCAGATGCTGTCGGACCCCGCGTCGAACACCACCACGGCCATCGCCTACGCGATGGGCCGCGCGATGGACGACATCATCATCGCGGCGGCCACCGGCCTCGCCTCCAACGGCACGGGTGGCACCGTGGCGTTCTCGGACGGCTCGACCCCCGCGGGCACGCAGATCGTCGGTGACGGCACGTCGTCCATCACCCTCGACCTGATCGCCCAGGTCACGCAGCTGTTCATGCAGAACGACATCGAGCCCGATCTGCCCAAGGTGGCCATCGTCGGCCCCGTGCAGGTCCGGCAGATGATCGAGATGGAGAAGGCCACCTCGACCTTCTACGTCAACGCCAAGGCTCTGGCCGACAATGGCATGGTCAAGAACTGGATGGGCTACACCTGGATCTTCTCCAACCGGCTCACGGTGCCGGTGGCGGGCCAGCTGTACTGCCTGTTCTTCAGCGAGATGGCCCTCGGCCTCCACGCCTCGAAGGACATCTGGGCGCAGGTCGCGCAGGACCCGTCCGCGAGCTTCGCGTGGCGCGTCTACTCGGCCTTCACCGCTGGCGCGGTCCGCATCGAGGACGAACACCTCGTCGGGGGCAAGTTCTTGAACTCTTAGTCCAGAGGGACTAGAGTCAAGCTCCACTCGGGGGCGCGATCTCCCAAAGGTCGCGCCCCCTGCCGTATCTACCCAAGGAGAAAAGTCCATGTCACTTCGTCAGGGCGTCACCACCACCGAAGAGAGCCAGATCAAGAAGCTGATCGAGAAGGGCAAGTCGTGGGACGACATCCTCGAGTTGTGCGAGGAGACGGAGACGCAGCGCGGCCTCCTGACCTCGGTCGATCTCGCCCACGTCAAGACCCACATCTTCGAGCCCCTGAAGAAGCAGTGGGAGGCCCACCAGAAGGCGGGGCACAAGACCTTCATCTCCGCGGAGCAGGCGGCGGCCAAGGCCAAGAAGAAGCCCACCGCGGATGACGACGATGACCTCCTCGGCAAGCCCAAGAAGTAAGAAGTCCACCCCCTTTGCCTTCGGGCAGAAAGCAGAAAAGTCCATGAAGAGCCCCCTGAAGTCCCTCCTGTTCGTCATCCTCGCGGCGATGGCCCTCGTGGCCACCATCGAGAGCGTTCCCAAGGCGCACGCCAACTCGACGGGCGCGCTCGTTCAGCCGCGAATCGCCATCTACAACGAGGTGGGCGTCAACCAGACGACCACGCTGACTTCGCCCGTGATGACGTTGACCAACGTCAGCGAGTGCAGCGTGCTGGCGGCCTCGGGCACCAGCACGCGGGTGCTGACCTCCAACTGGCTCGCCAATGACGGGGTGACCATCCTCTACTCGCTGACCACGACCGTGGCGACCTCGACGTTCGCCAACGTGGTGATCAGCCCGACTGCGGCGGCCCCGGCCACTCCGCCGACCGGCCTCGTGCCCGTGCCCAGCACCACGGGTCGGAAGATGCAGTTCTCGCTGGCGGCGGGTAGCAGCACCGGCTCGCTCGCCATCCTCTGCGACTAGAAGTCCTGCGCTCGATGTTCGGCTCCCGGTCCCCTACTAATGGGCTGCCCGGGAGCCGGTAGTCGAACGCAGGACCACTCCAGCCCCGAGGTTACAATGAAGTTCATCGCCCCGCTGCTCGCTGCTCTGGCTCTCCTGCTCGCCCCCGCGGCGCATGCGGGGGAGTCGGTGTCCTTCGACATGAGCTTCACCTCTCCGTCGTCGGCCACCACCACGGTGATGTACACCACCGCGTCGAACACCAGCCTCTTCACGACCTGCTCGGCCTACGTCGCACAGACGGGCGCGACGGGCGGGACGCTGGACATCTACATCCAGACGATGCTGAAGCAGGTCAACAACCCGACCGGCTATTGGGTGGACGTGGCCCACACGGCGCAGATGGCCGCCGCCGCCGCCAAGACCGCTTACACTTTCCCGATCACACGCTGGTCTTCGACGGCTCCCGGTATCACCGCGGGCATCAACACCACGTCGGGTACTCCCACCCTGACCGCGGCGACCGTGACTCAGGGCATCCTCGGCTACAAGCTCAGAGTGGTGGTCGTGGCAGGCGCGGGCACCTCGGCGGGAGCGGTCCAGACCATCCTCCTCACTTGCTCGGACTCTTAAATGTTCAAGGCCATCTACCACTTCTTCCGAGCGTTCCTCTTCGATGAGGAGTCGTTCGTCAAGATGTCCAGCAAACTGGTGGCAAAGCTCCGCGGAGCCCTCATGCTCGCGGGCCTGACCTCCGTGGCCTACTCGGAGCAGCTGGCGGCCTATACCCACTCCCCGGAGCGCGCGGAGCAGATCAAGCTCGCCGGGGTCATCGTGGCGGGCCTCTCCGTGATGCTGCGGGCAGGCGACAAGACACCCGAAGACGTGAAGGCCCTCGCCAAGTCCGTCGAAGGCGGGTAGGTGGAGCCGGTCAACGACATGGACCGGATCTTTCGGCAGTTGGAGTCAATTCAAGTCCAACTCCGAGAGATGACGGCATCCATCTCGGCCAACCTCTCTGAGCACGGCAACGCGATCACGGGGCTCCAGAGGGACAATGCCGCCCGCACCCGAGAGGATGAGCTTCTGCACAATGCCATCACTCTCCGGTTTGAGAAGGACGAGGTGGACATCAATAGAGCCTTCTCCCGCATCAAGGCCATGTCCGACGCGGTGGACGCACGGTTCAAGTCCTTCGAGGATGCCCAGCAGCAGATCGAAGGCGCTCGCAAGGTCTGGGTCGTGGGCATCAGCTGCATCACTGCTCTGGGAGCCATCCTCGGGCTGATCCACTTCTTCTCCAAGTAGGAGTCCGCCGATGGACCGCATGAAGCTGATCTTCGAGTTGAAGCGCGACGAGGGGATCAAGTCCACGGTCTACATGGACTCGATGGGGATCCCCACCATCGGAGTTGGCCGGAACCTCCGCGACACGGGGCTCTCTATCTCCGAGGTGGACTTCCTCCTGGGGAACGACATCGACCGCACTCTGATGTCCTTGGACGCCTCGGCTCCGTGGTGGCGAAAGCTGAACGAGGTCCGGCAGAGGGTCATCGTCAACATGGCCTTCAACCTTGGCACGGCCCGCCTCCTCCAGTTCAACGCGATGATCGCGGCCATCCAGAGGGAGGACTTCAAGACCGCCAGCGCGGAGATGCTGAACTCCCATTGGGCACAGCAGGTCGGGCACCGCGCGCTGCGGCTCTCGCGCATCATGGCGGAGGGCACCTGATGCGCTCGTTCCTCATCGGCATTGTCCTCCTGTGCTGCGGCTGCGATTGGACCTCTGCGGTCAAGAAGACCCAGGTATCCACCGACGACACGGAGTGGACCGAGCATCACGACCGCATCGAGCGGACGCATCAGGAGGGCTCGGACTTCGACACCAAGACCGTCAAGGAGGAGGCGGCGGTCGTGGTGGAGACTCCAGATGGCCCGCTGCTGGTCCGGGTGCCTCGGAGCGGGGCTCCGGTCAAGCTGCCCAAGGACTCGAAGGTGACCGGCACCGTGCCCCTTACGGTCACTACGGTGGATCAGGACAACCACGTCGGGGCCAAGGACACCACCAAGCAGGACGCAGTGGACAAAAAGAAGGATGAGAAGAAGAAGGATGACGTGAAGGTGGAGACGGAGAAGGAGGTTGGGCTCCCGCTGAAGTTCTACTTTGCGGGGCTCCTCTGCATCTTGCTCATCCTCGCTGGAGTGTTTCTGTACGTCAGGCATGCAACCCGGGTGATCCCATGACCGACATCGAGATCGTCAACCTTGCCGTCACGGACTGCGGATGCAATCCCATCGCGTCCCTGACGGATGGCAGCAACGAGGCCCGGATCTGCGCGGCCAAGTACACGGCTGTCCGTGACGCCGTGCTCGAATCTCGGGAGTGGACTTTTGCCAAGTGGCGATTCGTCCCCTCGAAGGATCCGGTTGCACCCGCGTGGGGCTACGCCAACCAGTTCATCATCCCGTCCAACGTGCTCATCATCCCCCGCATCTACACCGACACCGTGGGGACGCTGGTGGACGATTGGGTGCGGGAAGGGTTCCGCATCCTGACCGATGAGTCCATCATCTATGCCGAGGCCATCGTGCGCGTGGGGGAGGGCGACATCTCCCCGGGCTGCGTGCGCGTCATCGCGGCGCTCCTCGCCTCGGAGATCGCCATCCCGCTCACCGAAAACCGGCAGCTGGCCGCGGACATGGACAACAAATACCAGCGGCTCATCGTGGACGCGGGTGCGTCGGATGGCAAGCAGGGCCGGACCCAGCGGCTCCGCCCGCCTGCGATGCCGGGGCGGCGGAGGATCAGCTAGTGGCCAAGTTCAATTTTCTCCAAGAGGACTTTTCGGCAGGTGAGCTTGCCGACCGAGTGCAGGGGCATATCAACTCGGACGCCTACAAGGCGGGGCTCAAGCGGGCCGCCAACGTCATCCTCACGCAGCAGGGCACCGTGGCCTCGCGCGCAGGGCTCAAGCTCCTGACGGATGGCAACCTCGCGCCCGCGGGCGGGGGAGCACCCACTACGCTCATCAACATCCCAGACGGGCCGAACGGCGACTTCCAGCTGGAGATCCGCACGGGTGGAATGCGGATGCTTACTCGATGGGGAGCAGTGCCGTGGACGCCGTATCTGGACTTCAAAAAGTTCATGGCGGACTACTCCGGGTATCAGACCTTCGCCTGGACGGACCCGCAGGAGAGACGGCTATTCGTCACGGGGCCGTTCGCGGGAACGGCCAACTACATCTTACCCTATCCAGCTGCACCCACTGATGCCACGGAGCAGTACACTATCAACTTCTATTCCGCGGGAGGGCAGGCGCAGATTTACCGATCTCTCGCGGGGTTCGCCACCTTCCTCGGCACCATCAACCCGGGCTGGAACACGTTTACGTTCAACAGCACTGTGACCGATACCTTGGTCTTCCAGGCCAACGGCCATTCCTTCGAGTGCTGGGGCTTCCAGTGTTATAAGTCCGCGGGAGCAGGATTCGGCGGCGTGGTCTGGTCGATGGCCACCACGGGCATCGTCGCAGGCCCGGGGGTCCGTGCTGAAGCGTTCTGGACTTCTGATAACTTCATTCAGACCGCGGGTACCGTGGATGCGGCAACTGCGGTTACCAAGACGGACATGTTCTTTGTCTTCATGGTGTGCCCCACCTCTACGCTTCGCTATCTGGCGTGGCGGCGGGACACGGCCACCTGGGCCTTCGGCACCCCGGACTACGAAGGGGTCTGGGGCGACAACGATGTAAGCAGTCAGGTCACT